GTGTGTAAATAATTCATCGTCTTGTTTTCTTGATCCTCTTCTAATTTTTTTATCAAACTCAACAGCATCAGCAAACTCTTCTGGTCTATTATGTTTCATAAAGTACCAATATTTATCATCATGGAAGGGACAACATATACAAGCTGATTTCTCAGGTAGTGGGAAAGCGTTAGCACTCATCCATTTAAGACAATCAGATCTACTCATCTTTAAATCAATTAATGGATGCGTATTGTTAATGTATTTATCCCTAGCTGGTTTCATTCTACTGATCTCATCCATAGATATACCTATCCATTGATCTACAAACTTATCTTTAGGAAAATGTTTTCCATAAGTTATATTGCATAGCTCTCTAATCTTTTTTCTAATTGGTTGTATCTTATAATCATTAGTACATTGACGCATAACCATACCCTTTTTTCCTGTGGTACTATTCTTAGTATAAAATGGAGCTACTAAAAATCTAGTTCCATTAGATATAGAATTTAACATATCATCTTTTATATTACCTTTCTCAACTGTATAAACTGGAAATGGTAATTGAGTTTTAATCCAATTTAAATATTCATAAACTTTCTTTGGCTCATACCCTGTGTCTGCAAAGATAGCACAATCCACTTTCGGCAGCACACCTTTAGCTGACATCAATGCCATAGTAGAAGATTGAACTCCAACTCCTAAAGATATTACTGTTAAAACTTTTGTTCTTTCCATTAGTGATTCGTTTTATTAATTCTATTTGTTTTGACTGTCAATAATTTATCAACACAAACAACTCTAGGTTTTATATATAATTATATGCTATTGAATTATATATCTTATTTGTTATGAATAAATTAATTGATTATAGTATTGCAATGAAGTGTAAATAGTAATACTGATTCGGAACATGAATGATCTTAGAATTACTGATCCAGCTTATAAAGCATTTGGTTTAGAATACGCTAGTGTCTCACAAAATAAATTACCAGAAGATAAAAGATTTTTTAATTATATAGTTCTTACTCCACAAGAAAGAATGAACATGCCTAAGCGTTCTCACTTTACTATGGGAAACATTGTTCATAACGCAGTTCAAAAAATTCTTTGCAAAAAAGAAACATTAAAAGATGTTATCTTTAATAAAGAGAAATCATTATTCAAATCATTAAAAGCAGAAAAACCAATAGACGAAAAAGATAAAGCCAAAAGATATTACATGGCTAAGAATTTTAAATTAACATTAAAGCAATTTCAAACAGCAATAGAGAGTCTGCCAAAACAAGATTGGAATTTTGAAACTGAGTATGCAACATGGATAGATGGAATAGGAACTTACTTCAAAATGTTTATAGATTTAGAGGGGCAAGATTACATTGTAGATTTAAAAAATATATTTGGTTCAGTAATTAAAACTAAAAAAGGTTATTCATATACTAAGAGAGCAGTACCTCAACAACCCTTCCATAGCGATTGTATGCAAATGGCAGCTTATAGTTTTGCAACAGGCGGTAAGAAACCTGTGCTTATTTATTCTAATCACTTTGAACATAAAGTATTTAGCGAAAACAATTGTGATGATTTAAAACCTGAGAACTTAAAACATTATTTAGATGAGTTGGTTATGTATCAACAAATATGGGAACAGAAATTAAAGTTAGCCAATGGAGATCCTTATGCTTTAGCTAGACTTATTAAACCAGATTTTTCAGACATAAGAAAAAAGCAAGACTTCTTTTGGAATGATGTACCTGAAGAATATATAACTAGATTTTTAAATTATTATAAAAAATGAACAGCGATAGATTTGAAATATTTATTATAGCTATGCTTGCATTGGTTGCAGTTGAAACTATTAGACACTTATTTGGGATATGAAAACGAATAACAATAACAAAGGAGAAAAGATGGAGAACATAAACCTGATAGACGCTATCAAGGAATTTACTGAAAACACTAAAGACAGTTTCATTAATATTCAAGGTAGGAAATATCTTAAAGTAGTTGATAGACTAAACTTTGTAAGACAGAAGTTTGGTGAAAGACTATGCGTTAAAACAACAACGTCATACCCTGATGGTCTGGCAATGTTTCAAACAGAAATATTTATAGATGGAAAGTTAATTGGAACTGGACACTCTAAACAAACGGTAAAGAAAGATAAAGAATTTGAGAAGATAGAATCAGTATCTATTGGTAGAGCTTTAGGTATATCAGGATTTGCTGGATCAGAACTAGCAACCTTTGAAGAGATGAATGATTTTGTTAAATCAAATCCAATACAAAATTTTAGTAACACTTATGTCCAATCTAAGTCTCAATCTACAGATGAATCAAGAGACGACATAATTACTAAGATACAAGATGCAGAAAAATTTTCAACAACACCTGGAATATTAGAAAAGAACTTGCAACAAATTTGGTCGCAGTATTCTGAGAAGCTAGGTTTTATGCAGGTTGAAGATCAAGACTTCTACAACGCAATACTACAAGCTAGAAAAAAAGCAGAGCAAACAGTAAGAACAAGGAGTAACAATGGCAGATAACAAATATGATAATACACTTTCTCTATGGAAAAATGCAAAGCGTAGAGAAGGTAAGCAAGACCCTCAATACACAGGCAGCGGAATGATTGAAGGAAAAAAATGGTCTATCTCTGGTTGGATTAACACAGCTAAGAAGAATGAGAAAGCACCGGACATTTCTATTAAAGTGAATCCGTTTAAAGAGTCAACAAAAGATAAGATGCCGTTTTAATTTATGAGCGATAATATTAATCCAGAACATTATAAGAATAAATCTATAGAGACTATTCATGCTATCTGCTCTCAGTTAACTGAGGTAGAAATGATTGGTTATCTTAGAGCTTCTATAATGAAATACATTATGCGTTTCGGTACAAAGAATGGACTTACATTAGAGAAGTCAATTGAAGATGCTAAGAAATGCAAATGGTTTATGGATCAATTATTATTAGAATTAGAGTCTATTAAGAAATCAGGTAATGATTCTTATAAACATTCTAACGTTCATAGTTTATTTCCAAAGGATAAAAAATGAATAAAAAGAATGGCAAAGACTATATCTTCTTAAGTAAAGTCAAGGCGGATGTATTAAACTACATAGCTAACTTTGTTAAAGAGAAAAATTATTCTCCCACTTTAATAGAGATTGGCAATCGCTTTGGCTTTACTAGAAGTAGATCCAATGCAATCGTAAATGATTTAGCTAGAGCTAATCTATTATCTAAGGATGTAAGATACCCTCAAAGAAAGATTAAGTTAAGTCATCAACAACTAACGAAGATAACTTCTTTGAAGGTTAATGAAATATATCCGGTAAATGAAATTTGAAAAAACATATTTTTACGAATTCAATGCAAAGTTTAAAGAGATTTTTGATGATGTGGAAGTTGCTGCAAAGTCAGAAAAACCTAGTGAATTAAAAAGCATGGACATTACGAACATACGCTTTTTAAGATCTAGTATTAAACAAGTAAAGGAAAAAGAAAAAGATGGAAAAAATCCATGATCCTAAACAACAAGTCAAGATAGAAAAGCGTTATTATACTCTACTTGAAAAAGAAAAGAAGTTAGAAGAAGAAGCGCTTAAAGTTGCAGAGAAGAAAAGAAAAGCTGCATACGAACTTGGTATGAAGGATTTAGAGTTTGAAGATATAGCCAGTTAAAGAATAATTGGTATGTGTACTGCAGGTTGTGAAACAACTAAGGAGAGAGACATGACTAAAAAGAAAGAGATAACAGGTTACTACGGATATTACGATAGTAAGAAGAAGCGCAGAGTGCTAAAAGTATTGTATAAAAAAATTTAATTATTAAAGAATTCAATTGGAGAAATAGACTGCCAAATGAATATTGACTATGTCAATTTTGAAAGTGTCTATATTTGTTTTTATCTAGCGTAGAAGTATAGGGGGTTTTTCGTTGAGACTCCCTATATTAAATTAGTTTGCAAAAGTCTTTGCGTAATTAGGTTTCTTATTTCTTCTTGATCTTCTTTCAGCTACAATCTTTCTTTGAATAGCAGAACGTTTTTCAGATTCACTCATACCACTAAGAACAGATTGAGGTACACACTTAGGATATTTTCTACCTGAACCTTTTTGTCTACCACAAGGTTGATACATTCCATTCTTTTTAGAACGTATATCTACCCAGTTTTGTTTAAACCATTTATCTAAACCGTTAGCCATTATTTCTTTTTAATTATACCTCTGCCAATAAGAACATCTTTAAATGTAGTTTTACCATCTTTGTTTAAATCTGGAAAACCTTTTTTATTTTTCTTATTTTTTTTACCGAAAAAATCTTTTCTCATTTCATAACCTTTCTGTAGCCACCACCTTTTTTCTTATAAGTCTTTACAAGATAAGCATTAGCGTATGCGCTTGGATATACTTTAAATTTCTTTTTAGTTAATGATTTAATTCTTGCATATAACTTTGGATCTGTTGGTCTATTTACTGTTGCCATTATTTTTTTACTCCTTTAATTATACCTTTGTTAAACGAAGCATAGAATACAGAAGTTCCTCTCTTCTTACCATAATTCTTTTGCATCTCTTTCATTATCTTAGTTCCCTTTTTACTTAGTGGCATATTTATTCTTTAGTTTGGTAGTATTGAATATTATCATCTGTAGTTTTCCAAGAATCATTTTCAACGCTTGGATAGTCCATATTAGTTTTATAATCTGGAATATTATCTTTAACAGTAAAGTTTGGAAGATTAAATAAAATTCTGTTATTGGGCATTAACGCAAAATTTCCGCACCATAAATCATCATTAGCTATCTCTAAAACATGATGATGCTTATGTTCTGGTGATATTTCTGAATAGGTAGTGTTTAATAAATTAATATCTGGTTGACAGTAATCTATTGAGAATTCGTAATTAGCTTTATGCAATTGATTATTTCTATCTAAGAACTTACATTGAGAAGTGGCTAACGCATTGTATTCAACAACACCTGCGTAATAAGATAGGCAATCCCAATAAGCTAAATCTTTTAATTGTAAATCTTTAACTTGAGTTCTTTTATATCCGTCTGCAAAGAAAGCATGTATAGGAAGTCTTGCATAGTTAGCGCCATTAGGCAGCATAATATTAAACAAAGGAGTTCTACCTTCTAAAGTAGTAATAGAATGGATTAAACAATCCTCTTCTTCTCCTATATGTTTTTCTTTATTATATAGAAACTCTAGTCTGATCTTTGCTTTCCAAACTGGAATGTTGTGATTTAAAAACGCCATCGTTATATTCTTTCTCCATGCAATTTACATGCTGACATTTTCTATCTGCGTAGATAACAAATGAATCTGTATTAATAATTTCAACAGCGCAAGATTTACAAAATCCTACATGCTGTAGTCTGAATTTTTTTTTAGTCATT